GATCTAAAAGCACAAATCGAAGACCTCGAATCAAGGCTGAGAGATGCACAGGAAGAGATGGATGAACTGCGGACAAAGGTACCAGACCTCGTGGAGGACGCCTATCGCGAGGGATTTAATGATGCGCGTCCAACAGAGACCGAAGAAGACTCATGGAGAAGAAGTTTAAGCCGACGAAATCTAGGATGACTATTTTAACTTGACAACGCCATGCAATGGTACAGGAGGGCGAGTAATGAACGCGATCGAGTGACTGGCTGTATTGCATGAGGAAAATGTGGCGATGGTGAAGGCGTTACTGCGCCCGGTTGGCGCGGCTGTCCAGTGTGCTACGTTCGCCGTTGGGGAGGACGACGATAGCGACGAGAAAGAACTTGCCATGACTGGCTTTTTGCCTACCAGGCGTGACGCACTGCTTGAACTTGAAAAGCGCCTTAAAGAATTGCTGCATGTTGTTCAGGTAGAGATTGACCTTGATGCCAAAGATGATAAAGCGAAGCCTGAATGCTCTAACACGTTTGAATTTTACCCGACAAGTTTGAACGTTACAAAAGAACGCCTAGAGGACTAAGCAACATTGGCGCACGCGTTTTGGTTTTGATTTATAGGAAGGAGCAACATGTTCATGAACAACAAAAGCAAACGTCTACCACGGGCGCACATTACGAAAGGGAGAACGCGCCACGCGTACAATACACTCACCTTTGATTCACCACGCGGCACGTGGCCCGCGTTTACCAAAAAGCAGGTAGAAAACGCAACGTGCTGGAATTGCGGCGTTGTTGTTGCGCCGGATTATCCCGATCATCTGCCGAAGGATGATATGCCTGAATTTAAAATCATTGATGCCGGTTATCCCGGCGGTGAAGGGCGTTATTATGTTGTATGCGCGCATTGCGGCTTTAAGAACTTCTTTGATTTGAAAAAGGAGGACTGATGTAAAAACGCCGCGCGCAATGCGCAAAGGGAGGTTGTGCTCATGCCTATTCAACGTTGTACGTTAAACAACAAGTCGGGTTTCAAATGGGGTGAACGCGGCAAGTGTTACACCTACGATCAAAACGATGCCGCATCGCGTGAACGCGCAAAGCAAAGAGCATTACGGCAGGGGCGTGCAATTGAACGTGAACGCAAAATAGCCGAGCAAAGCAACAATGGCGAATAGCATTTCAGCAAAGCACCCTATTGACAAAAAGGCGTTTGCTGCCGGATACTGCATACAACGTAATTGAAAAAATGGAACGATGAATCATGGAAAACGTTGAACTGCGTGTCCTTTGGAGCAAACTCGACCGTTTGTCCAAGCACATTGCGGCAGCAGATGCAAAAAAGAAACGCAACGTGCCGCGTAAGATTGAAAACACAAACAACAACAAAGCAGAATTGCTTGCGCTTGAAATCGTTGAATTGCTTGGCATTGATTATAAGAAACTACCGTATGCAAAATGGGATCGTTTGTGCGTGTTGCTGGGCGCTGATGTTCTGCCAAAAAACGTATAGAGCAAATTTAACTATGAAGGAGAACGAAATGAAAACGCACGTCGTGATGCTGCTGTCCGCACTGCTGCTTGTTGCAGGGTGCGCAACAACGCCTGATGCCGTAAGGCTGGTTACTGAAATGCAAAGCCAGACCATCGCCGTTGTGCAGGACAATACGTTCAACATTCTTGAAGCGTACAATGAGGAAGCAAAGGCGTTGTCCGCGAACAGGTATGCCGCAGAGTTCGCTTCAGCAGAAGCGGCGTTGACCGGCACGGACGGCAAAGTGGACATTGCAAAATACAAAGCCGTTGCGCTCGACTTTGCGAACGAATTGGACAAGTCGAACGATTATTACGATGAGCAATTGCTGAAATTCAAAACGAAACTTGCCTATCAGTTCATGGTGGCGGGACGATTGAACGATGCGATCAAGTTATACCAGAACGCAAAAACGGTAACGCCAGAAACGGCGAACGAACTGGTGGATGCCATCGCTTCTCTTGCTGCCGAATCCATAAGCGCATCGCAGGCGGCAAACGAAATTGAATCGGACGATACAGCAAATTCGTGGAGCAACCTGCTTGATATTATCCGTGGCCGGATTATTACAGGCATTGAAACCTATACGTTGAACGAAAACAGCGGCGGATAAAATCAATGAAGTGATTTGCTTCACGGTTGCGGGGGTACGTAAGCCGTGAACTTACTGAATTGGATTTTGCCAAGGACGTTCAACACCTGCTATTTCGATTTGCAGGGAAGGAAACATCAATGCAAATGGCGTTCGTGGTTTGGAACCGCGACGCGAATAAGCGACAAGGTTCTCGAAATGGAAGAACGTGAACGCACAAACAGGAGAACGGTAACCATGATGAATAAAGACGACATGCTCAAAGTGCTTAGCGCAGTGCGCGCATTGGAGTTCGAACTGTCCTCCGCTGTGGATACGTATGAGAAATCGGAGGATGTTCTTAAGCCCACACCGTTTGCGCCTGCTTCTGACGAGTTTGCAAACGCGGCAGATGCCATGAAGGATTTGCCATTCACCGAGGACGACATCAAGGTTTCAATAAAACGTGTTTATGACGTGATTGAACGGCAAGAGCAGGCAGCAGGGGTGACCGTGGTGGCGTTGAACATTCTGAACAAGCTCAAGCAAATCGTTCCTCTGCTGTTCACGTTGTAAATGCCTGCTTGACAAAATCAGGCAGTCGTGCCAACATGATGAACGCATACGCATGATACGTTATGCGATGCGCCCTGAAAAATTGAATAGTGGATACCGTAGCGCTTACTCATTATACGGTATTCTGTTCCCGCTAATAGGGGCGCACTTCACCGCGTTGTGCGCCTTGCATTAAAGAACGCCATCGACGGCGTTTTCGGCACATAACATATGCCCCCTAGAGCGTGCGAGCGCATCATGGTGTTTGAGGGTCATAAGGTGCCGTGCCCAGCAGGGTTTTTCTCCCCCGTTTTCCCTGCTGGGCGCGCACCAGCCAACCTGCTTGCGGTGTACGTTACATAAAAGCGCCTGTGTTGTGTATCCCCCACAAAACGCCATAAGCAAAGCCCACCAAACCAGCTTTATGTGAACGCATACTGCGGTGAACGCATGCAACAGACTTCAGCAATGTATCTTTCCTCTCCCTTGGTATGTTGCCGGGTTGCCCGTTACCCTACCGCCGGGCATTCGCAAGAACTATTGCACGCGTTTGCTTCAGTGCTGCAAGCGGTTAATGGCTAGGCTCTTGATAAACATCATGTGCGCTCGCACGCCTCGCCTTTTTGATTGTTAAAAATGACGTGCGCATGGTACGCTTTGGTTGTTCAACCAAGGCGTATTTTTTTTAACAGGTGATGGAACGATGGCAGACCCTGATGCAGTGGGCAACAATAATGAATGGGTGAACCGCGAACGCAAGAGCGAAGATATATGCGACGCAATGCGACGCATCAATGCGCTCGAAAAACTCACCGGCATTATTGTTCCCGACGAGGAAGAAATAGACGATCCCGATGCGTATGGCTTTGGGCGCGGCACCGGGTTCTCTATTTTTTCAAACAAAGAGTTTCAACCGTATTCACTTGCGGTGAAAGACCAAAGTGGCGGCCTTGTTGTCAGTTATAACCCCTATCAGTTTGCGGGCTACCCCGTAAGCACGCCCGCCTATCCGAAATACTATACGATGGGCGTGTCGCATTTCTCAGCTACTGGTAAATTGCTCGATGATTTTACAGAAAGCATTTACAACGCAGTAAGCAGTTCGAACGATAACCGGATTTGCCTATCGTTGAAAAACGTTGGCAATTACGCATTCTCCTATTTGTTCCCTGCAAACAGGTATTCATATTCAGCCGCGTCGCCTTACAGCAACATGCGGAACCTGAAACAGAAAATACAAAACATATCCGACATTTCATACTCCTCTGAAACGGAAGCCTATTCGTTCTACCTTACTGCGAACAATTTTGATAGCACTGCTGCGCCGCGTTTAACAGGACCGGGCGGTATTTCTTATGTGGGGTCGTTTGTTTATAAAGTGACGATGTATAGTGCGGGCAAGGTCATTTCGCACATTGCGCCGAATGGCCTTACGCACAACGGACATATCGTGTGCTGCCTTGAGCAAATGAAAGTGTTTAACGACGGCACTTCGTTTGTGCTTGGGCTATACGATTACGTCACGCCGTGCGGTGTGTTTTTAAACGCGGATTATAGTGTGCGTTGTATCTACCGCTTGAATCGTTTATCCGGTTCAGAGGAACACCTTGACTGGTTAAAGGTGGTGTATTCATGCAGCGTTGCGCACGATAGAAATACAGGCGATGCGTTTGTTGCGCTGGGCGGGTATCGCGGCGAACCGTTTATTACGGTGAACGGCGTATTGAAATTTGAACCGAGAAAGCCATACGTTGTGCTGTACCGTTATCATATTGCGAGCAGCATGCCGATGATTGAAGCTCCTTCCAACCGTTCTGTTATTGATACCTCTGAAGCGTTTCCTCCGGGAGTGGATTCAAACATCGGCGAAATTCACACCGCGATTGCATGCGATATGAAGCACAAGAAACTGCTGGTTTCGTTTGAAAGCGGCGCGTATGTTTCCGAACAGTTCACAACGTTTGGTGGCAAATTAAAACTGTTCAATTACAATACGCTTGTCACGACGCAGAAGTATGTTTACCTGCGTTGCGATAATAAAACGACGTACCCTTATAACAATGCGATGGCTCCGCAGCAAGTTCAATTGTACGCAACGACTGATTATCAAAACTTCCGCTACCTGATTCCGTCGCTTTCATCCTCGGTGTTTCCTCAGCATACCGGCTTATGGGAAGGAAAGATTGATTATGTACCGGTGACGCCTTATACGTCGTTTTATTATTCGATAGCATGCGATGAGGAAGGGTACCTGTACATGCTGTGCAAAATGCGCGGCGTGATATTGCGTTATAAACTTTACATCGATCCCGATGATACGCCGTCGTTGACCACGTTTTATACCGGCATGACTGCGCTGGGAAGCGCTATTGCAAATTACAGAATAGGCGAAGCAACGGCAGTATGGACGCATTGGGGCGATTTGCTTCCACCTGATAGTGCATATGACCCTGATAATCTGCCAGAAAACATATTGCCGGATTATGCAGACCCTGACGAACAGGAACCGTCCGTTGAGCAAACCGTTTCGTTGGATTACGACCAGACTGAATGGTACGTTTACAATTCAAACGGCACGAAAACATCAATGGGTACGCCGAACGGCGGTGTAAGCACGCCAGACTTGGGCAGGTTGTCATATCAGATACCGCAAACGCTGCGTTCACCAACCGAGGAGGGGATTTTAAACGACTACGCATATATACGTGATATGCGTAACGCACTTGAACGTCTTGCGCGGAATGGGTTGTATGAAGATTCGCAAGGCGTGAAATACAATTGGATACCGGGCAGCCCAAACCATTTGTTGTATGCGGCGATGAAGGATAAATGGCGTTTTTACGGGCGCGCAACGGCGGGATACGACTGGACAAATTCAATCGGGCAGCTTGCGAATGCGCCTTCAGAGGATGTGGACATCGGCGAGATATACGAATGCATACGTTTGCTTGAGGACGCATCGGCATCATTGATTGAAGTTTCGGAGTAGGAGTAGCGGCATGATGACCGCTGATGAACGGTACGAACAGTATTTCAATACGCGCATGTTGTTTGATACTCGGCATATGGCTGCTGAGCAAATACGTGCAGTTAACTCTGAAATACGCATGTTGATGCCGTGGCTTATTTCGAAACGCATGCAATTGGAAAAGTACGCAACGCGCGTGCTGCATTCTTATTTGCGCGGTGAACGTTCCCGTTTGCATGAACGTATGAAAGCACAAGGCGCGTGGGATGCCATTGCGCAGGACGCGGTGCAGTTATATCTTGATGTCCGGTTGCCTTCAGACAGCGATGCGCAGGTGCGCGCCAAAATACGTGAGGAAATGCGCGATGATGGCGCATCGCTTGCCGTTGTTGATGCTGCCATTCAAAACGCGTCGGATTCTTTGGGCGATTTATATTCCGACTGGGAACGTTTGGTTACCACCTACCATATTTTGATTCTGGAATCCGTTGGCAAGTTTTTCAAGATGATTTTTAAAAAGATAAAGCAGGAGGATTACGTGGAGGAGTATCGCTTTGCGTCGCACTCCTCCTCCAAATATTCAGACATAGATTCCGTGCTTGCTGATATTGTAATGCGGCGTGAGCCGCGCCTGCTGAAAACAATTGCGAAGCGGCAGGATATGGTCAAGGTGGTCAACCTGACGAAAAAGGAGTTCGCCGACTTAAAAAAGATTATACGCAAGGATTTGTATGAGAACATGAAGGGCGGCCTTGGCGCACGCGATATAGCGCGGGACATCCTTAAACGTTTCGACAGCATCATCCCTGACCTTGATAAACGTTCCCGTGCTATGTTGTGGGCGCGCACTGAGGGCGCAATTGTTCAGAACGATGCCTTGATGCAATACGGCGCAGAAGCAGAAATGGAAGGGAAGATTTGGCAAAGCGTTGGCGATAGCCGCGTGCGTGATGCGCACGCAATGAATGATGCTGCTGGCGTTATCCCGGTTAATGAGCCGTTTCCCGATGGGTCAATGGATGCAGGCAGTGGTTCAGTTTCTCCGTTTAATTGCCGTTGCGTCGGCGGTCCTGCTTTGCTTGAAAAAACCAAACGTGAACGTCCGAAAACGCCTAAGCCTACAACGACAACAACACCGCCTAGAATAACAACGCCTAAGACACCAAAACCTACTCCCAAACCAAAAACGCCCACGCCGACGCCCACGCCGACGGTTGTTGTAACGCTGCCGGTAACACCAACACCACCTATCGTGCCCACGCCTACGCCGACACCAAAACCTGTTAAACCAAAAGCGCCTCGCAAACCGAGAACGCCACGTAAGCCCACGTAAGCCAAAGCCGACTCCGAAACCTCCTGAAGTACCAGTAGAACCACAACCCGATCTTGCAAGATCAATTGTGCAAAGCGAAGCAGAAATACTTAAGCAATACGATGTTGAAATTTCTAAGTTTGCTGAACTTGAAAGAACGACTGAGTACCTTTTCGAAAGAGCAAGGTAAATACATTATAAATACGGGCTGAATGATGAACGAACAAAGGCTGCTTGGCAATTGCACAAGGACAGCCTGCTTAAACTCACTGAGGGTAAACTGAAAGTTTTAGAAACAAAGCAAAAGGCGATTACCAGTTTGCGCAAGGGTGTCTTGAAGGTTACAGATCCCGTGAGCAGAAAAGACATACGCATTACCTTCTTGGAGAATGTTTCCCCTGAGGATGTTGGACAAGGTTTTTATGCACGGTTTGGGGAGGCAGATGTAAAAAGAACCGGCATTAAAAAAGGCGAGAAATATTAAAGCGGTTCAAAGGGAGTGCTAACCATGCCGTTGGAAAAGAAGCCAGCGTTTATAGCCTTGATGCGCGGTACATCTACGCACGACACTGGAGAAAAAACAGAACGCCTTGTCAAAGTAAAGGTGTCCTCAAAAATGATGCGCCTGATGTTTCAACATTGCACCTTAGAGCATGTGCGCAATGTTTGTAATGGTAAATGCTGTCAGGGATCTGGCGTGCGCAACGTGGTTGTCGTGCCGGAGGAAGCACAGAAGTTTATATCGCAGGGCGCTCTTGTTGAAAACGGCATATTGGTTCCAGATGCGAAACGAAAACGTTGTGTATTTAAAAACGATGACGGCACGTGCCGCGTTCACGAATCAAAACCTTTAGGGTGCAGTTTTTCTCCGTTCACTTTAAACAGAAGCAATACCCTGATTGTGCGTCGCAGGTATATCTGCATGAAGGATTGTTATGGCGGCGACAATACCATCGTTGCATATAAAGCGCACGCATGGAGCCTAGCGTAGTTATTCGGCGAAAAAGAAGCAAAGCGTATTACTGCAATTCTTGACGGCGGCGCTGGGGATTTCGACGCGTATATGCCAGCAAAACACTATAACGCGATACGGTATGGAGACGCGGCGCACGCACGCGTTAAAAATGACTATTGACAACCATTTTGTTTTGCGGTAACGTTTGCGTGTAGGTTTATGAGAAACAGGAGGTTGAGGGATGAAAACAGCGCAGACCTTTTCAGAATTCATCCAGCTCAATTCGCCATCACTGGCGCATCAGGAGCCTGCGTCAAAATCAGATGCGCTTCTATACGTGAAGGGCTTTGCTTCCATTTCTGGGCTTGATGCGCACGGGATGAACCTCGATGCGAGAAAGTTCGAACTGGAAGATTTCAGGCGCAACGGGCAGTTATGGTTGAATCATGAATTGTACCGCAGACCTGAAACGGGAACGTTTGTTCCTATTGGCCGGGTTGAGAAAGCAAACATCGGTAGGGTTGAAGTTCAAAAGGATGCAAACGGCGGCATCAACGCGTTCACGGTTGTTGATGACGAAACTGGCGAACCGTTGGACACGATTACGAGCACTGACGCAGAACGTTTTTCCGTCAAGGACGGCGATCTTGGGTTGTGGGTGGTTGCTGCCGTTCTTGAAAAGGAACCTGCTTCGCTGGTTCTTGATGGGCGTTTGAACGCGTTTTCATGGGCGGGCATGTTGGTACGCAACCCTGCGGGCACCGTGAAACGTTTGATTATCCGCGAACTTTCGCTGGTGTTTATGCCAGCAAATACGCGTGCGCTGTTCATGGTTGGAAAATCAGACCAGTCAAAGGCGATCCTGATTACTGAAAACGGCGTGCCGTTCGACCTGAACGAAAACGTTTCCATCAAAGGGACATTGCGAACCATTGCAGACAATGAACGGTATAGGATACTGTTCACAACGAATGAAGGACACCTGATTTCGAAAAAGGTAACCGCTTCATGCATGGGCGATGTGCTCAGCATCGTTCGCGCAGAAGCGGAACGGCTGTCGGCGAATCAGGATTTGGCAACGATTGCGCTGTATGAATTCGCCGGTTGCGAAACGGAGGATGGTGCTTTGCTTTATAAAACGTGCGCCGTCTTTTTCGCATCAGAGGTTGAAGGCGAAGGAGAGGATTCTACAAAGCAAATCATCCTGTCACTATGCACAGAGGATGAGGCAGCCCTGATGGGCTTGCACGATATGACGAAGGTGTTGACCAAGCAGGAACGTGACCTGCTCAAGCAAGACACAAACGCGCAAAGCGACGCTATTGCAAACAAGGAGGGAGGTGAACCTGTTATGGATGAAATATTGAAGGCGCTGAATGCGATGAAGTCAGAGCTTACCGAAAAACTCGGTTCTTTGACTGAACGTCTTAGTGCTATTGAAAAGCAGGTAGAGGGCGAACCGGAAACGGCAGAAACGCCTCCTACCGATCCTGAAACGGCGAAAGTACCGCCTGCTGAACCCCCTGCCGATGCTGAAGCAACCGATAATGCTGCTATAGGCGAAACGCAGGATGCTCCAGCCGATGATGCTGGCGGTGAGGAAGTCGCCCTTGGGATTCTCAAAACGCTTTCTGAACAGATGAACGCGCAGATGAAATCCTTTGGTGAACGGCTTTCAAAGATCGAAGGACGCACTGCACCGTCAAGGGCAAACGATGATGAAAACGTAGACGCAGTTTCCATCAAGAAGGCTCTTGACGAAATGTCGCAGGAGGATCGTCGCAAACTTCAAAAGGCCGCAATCGGGCGCGCCCTGTTCACGCCGCGTGCGTGAGCAGTTTTTCATTGCAGTTCTTTTACGAAAGGAGGTGAGACAATAAATGGGAAAAGCACTTACTGACAAAATCATCGAGCGACAATTGTCCGCTTTGTTTGGCGGAATGTCGGGCGGTGGCGATTACGAGTTCGGCGCAGGCGTTGAATTCGTAAAAAAGACGGCAGACCCACTCTTGTCGTCCACGCTTGCAACGCAAGCAACCGCTCGCCAGCTTGCTGAAACGTTTGTTCGCCTTGCAGTGGACGAGTCCGCGCTGTTGCGTGAACTTCGCACATTGTTTGTGAACGAACCCAGCGGCGACATTGCCAAGCTTAATATCAGCGGTCATTTCGTTCGCAAAGCGACGGAAAATACCGCCGACACGGAAACACGCCGTCCCGTCACGAGCGGCTTGACGTATACCACGGTCAAGGCGCGCGCACAGATGGACGTTCCTGCTGAAACCATCGAGGACAACATCGAAGGTGAAGGTGGGATGGCGGCGTTCACCGATGCGTTCATGGTTGGTATTTCGAACGACCTCGAAATGCTTGCCATTCAAGGTGATTCCAGCCTTAGTGGAACAGATGACGAATCCATGCTTCTCAAAACGAACGATGGGTTCCACGTTCTGTCTACCACCGCACTGGGCACGCACACCAAAAACGCAGGTGCGAAACGTGTTTCGTGGAAGCTGCTCAGCGAAATGTACCGTGACCTCCCGACGAAATATCGCCGCAACAGGGCGAACCTCCGTTGGATTGCACACCCCGATGTTTTCCTTGACCTTCAAGGAGAAATCGTCGAACGCACGACAGGTCTCGGCGACCTTGCGTTTCAGAACGACGCAGGTCAGTTCGCACCACTTGGCATTCGTCCTCTGGAGGTGGCATTGCTGCCGACAGACCTGACTGCCACGGGTACGGATTCTACTGGCACGTTCATTATGCTGTGCGACCCGCGCAACCTGATTCACGTTGTTCAGCGTCGGCTCCGCGTTGCTACGGAGAAGGCTATCCGTAAGGACATCTTTGAGGTCACTGCGTTCATTCGCAATGACTTCCTGATTGAAAATACGGATGCCGTCGTCAAGGCGACCGATGTTGTGCTGGATACCTCGGCGAGCAGGTTCGGCGCTACCTAATCGTTGCGCACGTTTGCTTGTCGTTGTTCCTACGTAATTATGAGGATAAAAATATGTCACGGTTTTTCGTATTGCGCAGATACCCATCGTATTCAATAGATGGTATTGATTTTGAACGTGGCATTCCGGTAGAGGTTTCTGATTCGCTTGCCTTACGCTTGAAAGAACTTTCCTATTTTTCAGAACTTGGCCGAGCAGATTGCTCCCTACCTGAATTTCCAGAAATAAGCATAGGCGATTCCACTATGCTTCCTTCCGTCAAGAACAGTATCGGCGCAGACGATGATTTAAATGCGAAGGTGGTCCTGTTAAAACGCAATGGCGGCATAGGCGATGTTGTTTTCATTGCCGCAATGGCGTCTGAACTGCAACGCAGGTGGCCCAATTGCATCCTTCGCGCAGCCGTGCGTTCTGAACTGGTTGAATTCGTTTCGTCCTTTGATGTTTTCGAACGGGTACTAACATTGAGCGAAGCGGCGAAACTGCCGTGCGTTTTGCAATGCGATTACATCATCCCCTTTGATGGCGTTATCGAAACAGGCAAGTCGCCAGAAGGAAGATTATCCGATAAACTTGAGGACGATACGGATTATTTCGCATTGCATTTTGAACGTGCTGGGCTTTCGAGAAGCGATGGAGAATCTGTTTCATTCGAGCCGCTTTCCGTTTGCGAACACCTTGCAGGCAATCGAACGGTAACAGAACATGCCGACCGTATTTTAAAAACGAATGGCCTTCAAGGTGAGCAGTACGTTGTCGCTTGCCTTGGTTCGAGCAACCCGTTAAAACGTTTTTCATCTGTTGCGTTGAAACGCGTTTGCGAAGGCATCGCAAGCGCAGGTTCAGATAACAAACGGTTTCACGTGCTGTGCATTGGCTCGTTGAAGGACGAAACGTTTGTTTCTGACAATGGCTGGATTCATTTTGCGCGGCATCAATCCATTCGTTTGTCCGCAGAACTTATACGCAGAAGCATGGCCGTTTTCGGCAGCGATACCGGCCTTGTTCAGTTTGCTGCTGCTATAGGCGTTCCGACAGTGGCAGTATTCGGGCCTACTTTACCGAAGTTCAGCATCAAGCATTTCAAGAACGTTGCAACGCACAGCGCAGAATTGGAATGCCTGCCCTGCCTTCGGTTGCGCAAATCATTTTGCTCGCAGTTTTCTGATGGGCATGCGTTGTGTATGCATCGGTTGAACGTTGATGCCATCGTTGCTGACATTAAACGCATGGTATCAGAGAACCACCCTGCGAAAAAGGAGCCGTTTTTAACCACTTTGGATGGCGAGTTTCCTTTAAACGCAGCCTCCGTAAAAGTGGCAATGCTTTTTGATAAAGGCAATCGTTTCACGGGCGGCGGCTTTTACTTGTGGCAGGTTGCAAAACTATTTGCTTCACGCGCAGGTTTGAGCGTTCACGTATTCACCGATACAAACGATTTCGTTTATGCGAACGGCGACATCTCCGTTGAACGAAATTTGTTTGGCGACCGTTTGAACGTTCACGCAATCGACTCGTTTGAATCCCTTTCGCTTGATCCCTCCTTCGAGGCGGTTATTGCGCAGCCGGTTGATTTGGGTTTGCGCGCGAAAACGCTTGCTGAATCCATCGGCGCTAAATGTATCCTGACGTTGTACGAAACGCCTAATTATATTGCGAAATACAGGAGCGGCGCGGATGCAGAGGAAGCCTATTGGGAGGATTATAAACGCGCACTTGATTCTGCTGATTTAATCCTTTGTATTTCGCGCATTGTAAAAGAACACCTGACAACGTGGATTGAACACCTGAAAGGCGCGCGCAAAGCATACGTTTTAAACCCGCCGATAGACAGCATTACTGCTGATTCCATTTTGCAGGATGCAAATGCGCCCGTTGATGATCTTAAACAACGCGAAAACAGGATAGTCCTTATTTCGAGAAACGTGCGCTACAAGGCGATCAAGCAAACGGTAGAGGCTTTGATACGGTTGCTGCCCGAAAATGCGTTACCGGTCAAAATTGACGTATTAGGCGACGCTTGTACCAAGCTCATCATGCCTGAACGGGAAGGCGTAACCGTAACCTTGTATGAAAATATGGGCGAAAGTGATAAATGGCGTTTGCTTTCGTCCGCACGTGCGTTGATTCATCCGTCAGAGTTTGAAGGTTTTGGCATCCCTGTTGCTGAAGCGTTGTATGCGGGCGTGCCGGTGTTTGCAAAACCACTTGAGGTGTTTACGCAAACGTTTAAAAACGCGCCGTTTTATTATTCAGATGACGAAAAAATGGTGAACGCTGTTGGCCTTTTGCTTTCAAAGTGGAAAGCAGGCAGCACTTCCCTTGAACGTTCAATACGTGAACGCAAAAAGGTGGCACGCTTGTTCACCGTCAGCAACCTTCGCGGAAGGTTGGGAAGCATTTTGAAAATCACCGCGCCAGAACTTTACGCGCCCATTGCGAAAGAACCTGTGCTTGAACTTCAGGAAAAAGCAAACCTGCCAACATCGACACGAATTGCGTTTGTTACTTCATGGGGAAACCGGTGCGGCATTGCCGAAACTACCCGTTTGTGGGTAGACCATTTGAATTGTTCCTACAGAATATTTGCGCCGTATGAGGACATCGACAAAGGCGTTTTGATTTACCCGGACGATACGCGTGTTAAACGCTCTTGGCCTAGAAAATTTACAGAGCACGATAGGTTGTTGAACTCGATTGTTGATTACGGCCCGTCTATCGTGCATTTTCAGCATGAAGTTTCATTCTTTTGTAAAACGCCGGATGAGGAGCAGAACTTTTTTACCCTGATAAAGCGTTTGCGCGAACGCGGCATGAAGGTGATCGTGACCATTCACACCTTTTTGCCATGCGCATTTGTTGACAGGTTGCGCACTGAGGTGGACATTGTTCTTGTTACGAAAGAGCAACCTGATTTTTCAGACATTCCTGCGATACACCTTCCCGTTGAAATGCCTTCACGCTTGGGTATTGACCGGGCGCGTGCGCGTTTTGGCTTGATGGATTCGCCGTCGCATTTCGTAGGCTCGTTCGGCTTCTGGAATTCGCACAAGGGCTTTTCTGAATTCTTGGATACGTATGACGAGGTACGTTCAATTACTGAACACGATTTGCGATACCAGATTATCGGGTACCGTTTGGCTAACAACACCTACGCGCAACATGCAATACGCATGAACAAAGAACGCATTGATGCCGGGTTGTATTTAATACAGGGCGATTATGAACCGAATGATGTTGTCGTGTCGCGCCTATGCACGAACAACGCATTGGTTTTTAATTACAGCATCACGGGGTATTACTCCGCTTCTGCCGCAATACGCACAGGTATGTCCGCAGGGCGTCCCATCGTTTGCACCACGTCAACGATGTTCAATGAATTCGAGGATGGCAAGCATGTTTCAAAGGTAGAATTTGGCGATAAGATTGCCTTGTCCCGAGCAATAGCGCGTTTGCTTACGGACAAGGAGTATGCATCGTCGCTTGTCAGGAATTGCGATACGTACCTTAGAGGCTGCGCACCCGATTTAATCGCAGCAAAGCATGAAGGGCTTTATGCGAATGTTCTACGTGGCAATGACCGCTGAAAGAAAAATGGAGGCGCGCTATGCAAAGGGTTCAAATAGGCATATCGACCTATAATGATCATCGCTACCTTTCACTTCTCCTGCAAAGCATTCGGTGGTACACCTATTTGGACGACGAAGGTTTTGATTTGGTGGTGTGCGATGATGGCACAACGAATAATGATGTCGTGGAAGAAACTAGGAAGGTATGCGCGTATTTCGGCGCAACATTTATTCGGCATGAGCGAAACATGGGAATACCGGCAACATGGAACCACCTTGTTGAAGCCTTGCACGGCGACATCATCGTTCTTTTAAACAATGATTTGCTGATGCCTCCAAACTGGTTGCGCGTTGCGGTGTATTTTCTCGATGCGAACAAAGACAATCCGCATGTTGGTTCGTGTTTTTGGAATCCGATCAACCGTGTTCCTTACGGCGCTATGCAGGCGATTCTGCCCATACTCTCGCATACGCTGTTTCTTACAGCAGACCAATTGACCAATAATGACTTGGGCTACCTTGCAGAACAAGGTGTTCCGAACGTGAGCAGTTTGCAGGGGGATGGGCAGGGTCTTGGCAGGGTAATGTGCCCGTGCGGGTGTTGCTTTGCATTCACGCGTGCCGTTTGGGATGAAGTCGGTCCGTTTGATGAACGTTTGACTTCCTTCCATGAAGAAAGCGACTGGGGTACGCGTTGCGCTTCTTATAAACGCGCATCGTTTGGGTTTGCATACCCGCGCCCATACCATACGCACGGGTATACCTTCGGTGCAAACCCTGAATTGCAAGCATCAGAACGCATGCGCGCTTCACGTGCGTTGTACCGAGAGAAATGGCGCGTGCCGGATACGGTAGGCCCACACGAGTATTTCAATTTCGTTAACGAGCAACTCATGACGCAGATTCCAAAAACACCGTTGCGTTATCTTGCGCCAGATTATTCAAGCGAACCTGAAACACGGCAGCTTCCTGGCGGAGAAACTATATATACGCCACGTTTGGTGGAACATGAAGGGGAGTTTTAACAATGCAGAAATTTCGTGATCCTACCACATTGCGTTGGTACAGCAGGCAAAGTGATGGTAGGATAGATAAATCTTTGCTTGTGGTGGACAACGCAGACCATGCTGCGTTGCGTTACGATGACCTTGAACTGCTTTTGCTGACAAAGAATTGCTCCGCTGAAGTTATTTCCTCGGTGCCGGGTTTTCGTTATTGGGAACTCGGAGAGGAACGCAAGATGTCGTTATCTGAAAACATAACCGGGTATCAGCAACGTGCCTTTGACTTTTACTGGTCGATACGGTTCGGCACGCAAATCGGGAAAATCTTCTTGGGCGTTGGAACATCTACCGTCATTGCGCCGTCTACGCTGGGTACGGATAAGTATTGCGGCATATCTCCAGATACAAGGCGGTATCCGAATCAGGGTTTCCCGCATATGCGGGTAGATGCTGATGAACTCCTTCCGTTTTTTGATTCCATGTTTGCAGGCGTTACCGCAAACCATGTTTTCGAGCATTTGCGGAATCAAGAATCAGCATTGCGTGAATTTATGCGCGTTACCATGACTGGTGGATACGTTTGCTTGGTGATGCCAGATGCAACGCACAATGGCAGGGGTCTGATTGATTCTACCCATACCCGTGAATTTTCGTCAGACGAGTTTTACGAATGGCTTGGTACTATTAACTTGCCAAAATACGAGGTTGTTGAACATAATACGTTTGATAATAATTTTTCATTCAACACCGTATTGCGCAAACTTTAATACAGGGGTTGCTTTCACGCCATGTTAACCGTTCTCTTTAATAAGCTGGAAGTCGGCAAACGTTATTGCGTTCAGCATCGCAAAGTGAACGTCATGAACAGCGAATATCCACCGAAAATAGAAGCGATGATGACTATGCAGGAAGTTATCGCTTTGATGGAAAAGGAAATCCTAGCCGAAATGTTCATCGGCGATACGTTCTCCGTTTCGGGAATATCTGTCAAGCACAGCAAACCACAATCAATATTTTACAAGGTAGAGTTCAACGGCGTGACTGGTTATGTGAATAGCATTGCGCTTGCGCCAACGGTAGAGGAGGTGCAATAGCGATGACTGACCGAGAGCCAAATTATTTGCATAGAGCAAACCAGACGGCAGAACTGGCATGGAATTATGAGGGGCCAGGAACGGGAGCAGGGGGCGCAGGCATCGACTATTTGAAGCAACTATATAATGTCGATGTACCGAACAATGCGTATGCGCTTGAAATCGGATACGGTCAAGGCGTCATGGTTAAACGATTAATCGAGCAATACCAAGCCAACGTTATCGCGCTCGATATAAATAAAATGGCTAAGGAATGGATTGATAAATGGGCTATCGAGCATAACGTTCCTATTCTCGATGCGTGGCCGACACGCGGCGATGATGGGTATTGGAGAAACGCAGATGGGAATATCATTCAATTCCCGTCGTTGTATGCCCGCCTTACCGACATATGTTTTTACCGGCTCGATAGCGATAATGTGCAGGAGAATTTGGTCGATTTTGCGTTTGCGTCTGAAGTTTACGAGCACATTACGAACCCACACAACATGACTGCTATCGTAAAGCATTTGCTGAAGCATGGCGGGCTATACGTTGTCTCCTTTCCCAGACCAGAAGATAACTTTGGTTACACCGGCGGGTTGCATGGGCATATTTATCCCGGCTTCCTGCAACGGGATTCCTATGAGATATTTATGCGCCAGATGTATTTCAAGAAAGTGGCGCATTTGAACAACGGGTCATCCGCGTGGTACGTGTTCAAGAATTACAAAGGTGAAGGCATGGTAGACGCCCATGTTATGGCTAACAGGGACTTCACCGAGGAAGAATTGTTTAGCTGCATGGAAGGGTTCTAAGGTGAGCGTGCTTTTTCTGAATCATCCTGAAAGTGATTACGGCGGCGCAATGTTGTTCACCGGATTATGCGAGGCGCTTGGTGCTGAACACGTATACGATTTTCCTTTGAAACTTTCCTATCACGGAACAACGCATACGTATACTTTACCGAGTGGCGATCCCGGCGTGACTTGCCCCTTGCCTTGGTCTGGCACGTTCCCACGTGAGCACGTGATTGATAATGTTGAACGGATAAATGACCTGCTTACGTCAAAGTTCTTTGATTTTGTGGTATTAGAATCGCTTCGGGTGGATGCAGTGCATGCGTTTGATTTTTTCTCCGGCATGATACGTTCGTCGAATACGCCTGTGGTTATAGCCGATGGCGAGGATTCTCCGCACATCCCTTGGAGGGAATTGCGCAGAATACAACCAAAGATATTTCTGAAAAGGGAGCTAATAAACAACGGCGAATTGTATAAGCCTTCTGCTGACAGCACAGAATGTGGCATTCGAATCGTTGGCTTTCCGTTCAGCGCACCCTCCTCTGCTATTGACCAGATAGAACGGGAGGAGGGCGAACCTTGGCGCGTTGTTTTCAGTGCAGGCAATACGTATAAACTCAGGCAGGAAGTCGCAAGCGCTATCTTGAAGCGGTATGGTAATGACCACGTTTTCGTGGCGCTTTCACCGGACAACGAAAACAGATTGAGCGGGTTTGAAAATCCGGGGCTTCTCCCGTGGGAGAAATATATAGCCCGTTTAAAGAACGCACTGGTTGGTGTGTGCGTCCGTGGTTTTGGGTGGGACACGGTTCGCTTCTGGGAAACCGCATATACGACAACGCTCGTTGCGGACAAAACGCCCTTGATGTATGCAAACCCTTATGTTTCTGGCGAAACCGCGTTCATATATGACTGCTCACCGGAGGATTGCATACGCAAAATAGATGAGGCATTGTCAAATCTAGAGGCATCGAATAGAATTGGGTCTGCTGGTATTGAACATACGCGCACGCATCATACGAACAAGGCGCGCGCGGAAATGTTGTTGAACATGATATAAGGTTGCTTTGAAAAATGGATAGCCGTATTTGCGTCGATAAAATAAACCTCACCTATGGCGAGTCTGCGGCGTGGTTGGAAGGGCCGGGTACAGGTGCGGGTGGTGAAGCCTTGGACCGTTTGCTCGAATATGCGGGCATTGACGTGCCGAAACGTTCTGCATGTTTTGAAATCGGTTTTGGGCGCGGTGATTTGATAAAACGTTTGATAACGGAACGTGATTGCTCTGCTATCGCCATTGATTGTTCGATTGCGTCGTGGCAATCGCTTGTGACATGGGCGCACGCACAACCCGTCGAACAAATACATGATGTTTGCGCATACATTCCATCAATGAAAGAATGGGAAAAAAACGCCAACAATCTTATGCTATACGCGGCGCACGCAGACGTTTCACATATGTGGATAGATAACGATACGGCTGTGCATGATGTTTGTGATTTTGCCTTTTGCACGGAGGCGATTGAACATCTTGCGAACCCATATTATGCGGTTGCGTTGACAAAGCGTTTATTGAAACATGGCGGGGTGTTCATGCTTTCGTTTCCTATGCCGGAGGGCAATCTTGGCTATGGTGGCGGTGAGCACGCGCACGTATATCCGGGTTTTCTGACAAAGGATTCGTTTGAACGTTTCATGCGGCAGCTATATTTCAAGCAGATCATGCGCAGGGAAAATGGTTCCTCCGCATGGTATGTTTTCAAAAATTACAAAGGCGAAGGCGTGCATGACGTGTTTTCAGTTATCAGCGGCAATTTTACCGAGGAGCAGTTATATGGCGTTCTTGATAGGTGGGAGTGCTAAGCAATGGCTAATATTCTCATAACCGGTGCCGCTGGCTTTATTGGTTCGCATATTGCTGAAGCACTTTGCGCACGCGGCGATTCTGTTTGCATCATGGATGACTTATCTGGTGGTTGCAGAGCAAATGTTCAGGAGGCTGCCATCGCAAGCGGCCGTCCGACATTGCTCAGGTTCAACGTTGCCGATTGCGCGAACTCTTTTGCATTTGAAAATATTTTGGCATTGCACGGCGTTCCTGACGTTTTGGTGCATTGCGCTGCGAACGCACGGGAGGGGGCATCGCAATTTCAACCGATTTCGGTAACGCACCGTAATTTTTACGCATACATCAATACGTTAACCACTTGCTTGAAAGCAGGCGTGAAACACGTCGTTCTGTTTTCGTCGATGGCGGTTTACGGAGAAAATCAAACGCCGTTTGATGAAACGTTTGAACGGCAGCCGGTCGATGTATACGGCGTGAATAAAGCGTCTATGGAACGGGTGACTGAAATCCTAGCCAGCGTTCACGGTTTTTCCTATATGATTATCCGTCCGCATAATGTTTTCGGCGAACGGCAAGCATTGAATGATAAATTCAGGAATGTTGTCGGCATTTTCATGAATAGGATTATGGGCGGGGAGCCTTTGTTCATTTATGGAGATGGTAAGCAGGAACGTGCCTTTTCATACATCGGTGATTCCCTGCCGTGCTTTATACGCGCTATTGATCTTGTTTGTTCTGAAAATCAAATCCCGCATGACCATAGAATCGTCAATGTTGGCGGGATGGAAAACGTTACCGTGAATGAACTGGCAGATACAGTATGCAACGCAATGCACGTATCGCCAGAATCCTATCCGCGCGAACACTTGTCAGATCGTCCTTGCGAGGTGAAATATGCCTATTCTACCTACGCACGTTCGGTGGATGTTTTGGGTTATTGCGAACGCATTGGCTGGAGACGCGGCATTGAACTCATGGCGAAATGGGCCGTTCTGAAGGGTCCACAACCGTGGTATAATACGCAGCCGTTGGAATTGGTGAACGAATCTGTTCCTAAACCGTGGTTGGTATGAACACGATGAGGTGGATGAGAAATGACGGTCGTAAAAGGCGATAACGTTTATTGCGACAAGACGGATATTCAAACCCTGCTTGGTGCGTTTGATGTCCCTGCCGCATGGACTGATGCGTTGCTTGAGACGGCCATGTTGCGCGCTGCGCAACGTATAGATGCCATTTGCGGCACGCATTTTGGTTCACGCGCAATGACTGTCCTTGCTGATGGCGCGGGAATTGAACTTCTCATGTTGGACGATTATACGCGGTGGCCTATAAACGCCGTTACCGACGTTTATTACCGCGAAGAATACGCCGCAACGGACACGTTCGAGGCATCTGGAGAATTGGTAGACCAAGATTATTACAGGATACATGCGAGCAAACACGCACTTGAACGGACGGACGGCTCGTTGTGGGTAAAGGGTAAGCATAATTATCGCGTGCGAGGAACGTTCGGTTCTGGTTCAGTCCCGGAGCAAATCAAAGCAGCATCGGTGTTGCTTGCACGTGAAGAAATTACTCCTGGAAGTTCTGAAGAATACGAAAAATTTACATCAGAACATTGGCCTGACGGCTATTCATACACAAGAAGTGATAAGGCGGGCACGGGAAAAGTATCTGCGCCAATGTATACGGGGGTTGCTGCGGTAGACGGTTTGCTCGCGCCGTTCGTAGTCGTTATCCCGCAAATGGGCATTATAGATTTCTGATTTGGAGGTACCATCATGGCGCGGGAGACAAGATACAACCTGAATGGGTCAATCCTTTCGCCTACGAAAACAGGCGACGGCGCGGGTGGCTTTTATCTTGAATATGCAACCGTTGTTGATGCTTGGCGTTTTATGGAAGCAACCATGACTGCGCAAAGCAGGGAAGCCGTTATTGCCGAGCATGGGCTTGAGCAGGATATAGGCGTGCGCCGTTTTGTCGGTACGTACAACGAACTTATTTTGAAAACCTGCGTATTGCTTTTTGAAGGTGAAATGTACAGGATTCTTTCTACCCGTCATCCCTGCTCGTTTGGCGACCCAGCGTATTCTGAAATTGTTGTTGTAAAACTGAAGACATAGCGGTATGGTAAATATGGAGCAGAAAACGTTATTGCTCGCCATACGTCAGGCATTGATTATAGCGCTTGGCGCGTTGGAGGATTTTTTAAAGATGGAGCGGTCAATCATACCGCAACGCAAACGCCGAAAGCGCAGGTATGAAAGGAGAGAGGAAGATAACGAAATAACGCCTTTGTCTACCGAACAAGAGCCATAGTATTTTGGCGATGCCTTTATGGCGTTCGCTGAAAACGGTATAGGTTCAGAGGACGTTTAAACGACGGCATTGATTATTTAACGCCGCCAAAAACGTTTTCTGAATTTTTTTGGAGGGTTTGCGATGTCGGATGAGACGCAGAACGCAGAACACTATTGTCCCCTTATGGGAAAGCTCTGCGTAGGTGAAGCAAACTGCTATCCGGCAATCGCTATGCAACGGCGCTTTGAAAACGACGAACAACGCCCTTGCTTTATTGAATGCCCGATTGTAACCGCTATTGCCGGTCTTGCTATCACCGCACAAGCGTTGATACCTCTGTTGCTTGGGCAAAGCGATGATGATGAACCCGAAATGACGGAACGTGATGCTACACTTTCTCGGTTGAAATTAGACCAAGTAGGTGATTAGCGATGGCACTAACAAATAAAGGAGCAAGTTTCGCCGCCGTTGATGTCACCTTTAAGGTAGCAAAAACTCTAGATGGGCTATCAAAGAGGTTGAATAAAATTGCGACTGGCTTTCACGTTGCAAGCCGAAATCTGAAGCCAGAATTCGGCGCTTATATGCAGTATTCGATTTATTTGGAAGTCGGGCACGCTGTAATGGGCATGATTTCAAACCCTGCCGGAGGTAAAAAACTTGGTGTGAAATCGCAAGTGCTCGCACGCCCTCATATCGTCCCTGCTATAAAAGGCAATAGAAAATGGATCGTTGCCCAATTGGGGAGAGAATGGCGCGCTATCATTACAAAATGCTATCAGCAATTGGGGTACGATACGCAAAAGGCGGTTGCGCGTTCATGGGTGCGCGTGCTCAACGATAAGCCGAGAATAGATGCGGCGAAAACGGAGGAGCAGGGGGGAAATTGCCCATATGAATTTGGATTCCATCGCCGTTCAATTCGAGGTTATCCCGTTGTAAGAACCAAAGCAGAGGTCAGCGCATTTCAAAAGAAGCAAATGGCTGCACGTGACAAAGCAGAGCAAAGGGCGAAAAAACCCACATCGGGTAGATATAAACCGTCTACAGGAAACAAAGGCGTATTTGGCGGCTGAGGAGCTGCATAGCAATGGCAAATACGAAATTCAAATCATTTTTAAATTCACTTGTTGGCTGGTTGCGTTCAGATGCCACGCTCGTTGCTCTGCTTGGTGGAGATACAACAAGGATAGCGGTTGAATCCTCTTTATACGAATTCGATGTCCCTTGCTTGATACTTGAAAATATTTTTCATTCTCCGATGTCGGAGGATTCTGATACTGGTCTATATGTTGCTGAACTTACATGCGCTGCTTTTGCCGAAACGCGTGCGGATGCTCTTGTAATTATTGGGCAAATCAGCGAACTTGCGAAACAAAAAACCACGATGTTCGATGCATCGTTTAAGGATGCAGTTATTCAAACCGAGTCCTTAAGGGCTATCGGCGAATCGCCGGTGTCCCTTATTGAAACCGAGCGTGGGACCGGGCGCGCGTCTATACGCTTGAGAATTACATGGAGGGAGGTGAGTTAATTTTGGGTAATAAGAACAATATTATCATCGGCTATGCCTCGATGTCGATTGCAGGTGTCGATGTCGGCTACACTGAAGGCGGTGTTATGTTGCGCAAGGACGTGACGTACGTCGATATTGAAGGTGACCAAGCGTCCGGTATCGTTAAAAAGCACATTGCTCTTGAACGGTACTTCCTTACAACCACCTTGCTCGAAGCAACGCTACAGAATTTGCAACGTGTCATGCAGGAACGTGAAGCAAATCTTACCGTTGGTTCATCGCTGTTTTTCGGCGGGCAAGATCCTACGGTTACTGAATATGTTGTTACGGTAACCGGTAAGGGCGTTAACGGGAAAACCCGCACGTATACCTTCTATAGAGCAACGCCGTCTGAAAACGTGGAGCACCCCATCGGACAACGCGATGCCGTATCGTCCGTGCCGCTGACCTTTGAGGTAATGAAGGATAGTGACAATGGGGACAAGATCGGTTATTGCGTTGAAGCGTAATGGCATTCGCTGTTGCGTTTGTCGCAGATGCGTTTGTGTTCAAATATGAAGATGAAATTTTTTACCTAACGAGTGAAGGTAAATGGTAATGGTCAACCAACATGAACGTCCGATGGCGAATGTTATCGACTACGACAAGGATGTTTACGAAACACGCGATTTTAACTTCGCTGCATTTGTTTTGGCGCGTATTAAGGAAGCAAAGATAGCGACATTGCGCCCGTTTCGTGGGAACGACAAACGAACCTATTTTCGTTTTGTGTTCATAGGCATTGACGGATACAACGTCAAGGTTGGTCTTGAAACCTTGTATTCGGAATACATGGGCGGCAGACTGCTCGTTGAACCAAATGCCTATAATACCGCGAGAAACAATTTGCGCGAAGTGGTGATCATACACCATCAACGCAGGATGCAAGGACGTTCTGAACGCGGCAATCGGCAGTGGAAAGATTAACGAAAAAAATGAACAGCGCAAGATGAGGTGATTTTAGTTATGCAAAAAGTAAACGAACAGGCTTTTGAATCAATCCTGAACAACGGAACGGACATCGCACTGCCTGAATCCAAGGTTACTGTGCGCATTCGTGCGTTGCCGTTTGTAACGTTGTCGCGCATCTTTAGCGAAGTCGTGAAATCGTTGGGCGACGCAATGTCGTCCGATTCACGTGCATTGCTTGAAAGTTATGCAGGCATCGTAGCGAAAAGCGACTTGCAGACGTATGAGGAAGTTTCGTCCGTGTTCAAGCTGACCATACCGCTAATAAAGTCCGTCGTGGCGCAGATGCCTTCATTGATGAATCTTGTGCTTGTCGATGTTGTTCATGGCTGCACGATGGACGTTGCGCGCGCACTGCCTGCTGCCGATGGTCTGCATATTATCAATGAATCGTTGGAAATGTCGGACAAAGAAGCCATCGTGGAGGCAATCCACCGGGTTTTTTTTCAAGCGACGGAAATTCGAGAGATATACAAAAGCAAACGCGCATCAGAAACGAAAGAGACAACCGAATAACCGTCGCAGAACAAGTTATAAAACTGACGAAAGCCATACCAACACTTTCGTTGAATGACTTGAGATATTTATCTGTTGGTGCATGGACGCATCTTACAAAGGCAATTGAAATTGAACGCCGTGAAGCGTTGCTCGACCTAGCAAACAACGTTCGCATGGCGTTTCATGCAAATAAGGAAACGTATACAAACTATGTTTCCCAAAACGAAAGAGTATTCCGCATTTTCAGAGCGCCGTATAGGTTCTCCAACGACGAGGACGATGTTGAGTCATTTTTGTCTGACCATGAATTGCGCGGCTTTGGAGTAGATATTGTGCAGCAGGAGGCTGTAGGCGATGGGCGACAAAAATAAGATCATTATTGGCAGTGCGCTTTTCAAGATATGCGGTATAGATGTTGGTTATACCGAAGGCGGCGTCGTGTTGCGGAGGGAATTGCAGTATGAGCAGGTAGAAAACGACCACGCCCCCGGAGTTAAAAGAAGCCACGTTGTGCAAGACCGTTATTTTGTCGTTACCACATTGCTCGAATCAACGCTGCAAAATATGCAACGCGTGCTTCAGGAGCCTATTGGAAACCTGAGCGGTTCAACGCTTACATTTGGTGGCGATGATTCGATCATTTCTGAATACTCGCTTACGATTATCGGAAAAGGGATCAGCAATAAAACGCGCACATATGTTTTTTATCGTGCAGCACCGTCAGACGCAAACATTGAATACCCGATAGGAAGAAGGAGCGGCGCATCAATATTGCCGCTTACGTTCGAGTTATTCCGAGACATTACAAACCAGTATAAAATTGGATATTGTGTAGAGGCATAGCCCATGGGAACAGAACTCGACAGAGCGGTAGTTCGGTTCGTTGCCGATAACACCAAATTCGTTCGTGGCATAGCTGACATGGACGATAAGGTGAAGAATTTTGGCAAACGGCTTGATGCTATCGGCAAGAGAATGTCGAGCATGGGCACGACTATGATGAAATGGGGTGCCGTAATCGGCGCACCTTTGGTTTATGGCATTAAAAGCGCAATGGATTTTGAAAAGGCGCTTGCAGAGATTCAAACGATTAGCGGCGATACAGATGAAGAAATGGAGAAATTGGGGGAGTCAATTAAAGAATTATCTGTGCGTTTTGGGCAAGACTTAATCGTTCAAACGAATGCTGCATATGAAGCCTTATCCGCATCCGTACCACGGGATAATCTTTTGTCGTTCATCGAGGTTTCATCCAAGACGGCAGTCGCCGGGCTGACGAATGTTGATGTTGCCGTAGATGCTTTATCCACTGCGGTGAATGCCTACGGCGATAAATTGATGAAGGGGGCATCCTACACCGAAAAAGCGACGCACATCGCAGACGTTATGTTTATGACGGTGTTGGATGGTAAAGTTCGTTTTGAAGAACTTGCGAGCGGTATTGGTAATGTTATTGCAACAGCAGCATCTGCTGGAGTTTCTATCGAGGAAGTAGGCGCATCGATCGCGGCGATGACGAAACAAGGCTTATCCTCGGATGAAGCAGTCACCGCGTTGAACCAGACCATTCTCGGACTGATAAAAACAACACCCGACGCGGAAAAAGCATTTCAAGGTTATGGCATATCGCTTGAAGGATTTAGAAAAGGCGCGACTTCTTTCTCTGAAGTTATGAAGCAGGTTGCTGAAGCAACGGGTGGTTCAACCACCGCTCTTGTTGAATTGTTTCCAAATATTCGCGCATTAAAAGGCGCGCTGATGCTTGCTTCACAGGACGCGTCTGTATATACAAAATCGCTCGACCTCATGAACGGCTCTTTAGGTAGTATTGATAAGGCATTCAGCATTGTTGCTGAAACCTCTGCGTTTAAGTTCGATGAGGCGATGAAAGCCTTTAAGGTAACGATGGTTGAAATCGGCGCTGAATTATTGCCTATGGTTGTCAGCGCGTTGGAAAAAGCGACACAAAAAATAAAAGAGTTCAGGGATTGGGCGAAAGAAAATCCCGCTGTATTCAGTTCGTGGACTATTGCTGCGGCGAAATTGGCTGTAACACTTGTTTCACTTGGGCTGACATTGAAAGTAATTGGTGGGGCTTTTTCTACGCTGGGTAAGGTAATCATGGCGTTGCCCGCCATCGTTCACGGACTCACCGCTGCTATTGGTGCGTTGACCGCCATTTCATTGCCATGGCTGGTTGTAATTGGCGCAATAGTGGCATTGCTCGCAGCATTGGCTGTCGGCTATTACAACGTGAAAAAGGCGCAAGAGGAATACGAGCAAAAGCAGCAACAATTGTCCAAAGGCATTGATGAATACATAAAGAAACTTCAAGAGAAAAACCAGATAACGGCAGAGGAGGCTGCCTCCGTTCGTTCTGCCGCAGATGCAGATGATAAATATGCCAAGGCGATGGAAGTCACCGTTACGGCATTATCAAATAAACACGAACAATGGCGCGCAGAAATTGCTGCTACGATTGAAGCAGAACGTGGTGCTGCTGCAACGCGCCAAGAAATAATGCTTGCTGAAGAAACGCGCATACGTTATATGTTGGATAATAAAATCGCCGCTTCAGCAATCGCTTTGCAATTAAGCAAAGATGAACTCGCCGAACTTGCAAAACTTCCCGCGCAAGAACAGGAATTGTATCTGCAACGCATACGCACAGCGCAAGAATTTCAATCAACGCGTGGCATGATACAAGACTTGAGCGTGAATGATTTGCGTTTGTATACGGAAGCGCTAGTAGGTCAGGCGATGACCGAAGAACAAATAGAAATGGCGCGCACAATCGCCTTGCAACGTGAACTTGATATGCGCACTGCGGCGCAGGCGGTTATTCTTGGGTTAAACGACGCGCACCTAGCAAAACTTCAGGAAGGATATACCATTGAGCGTCTTTTGAGGGAACAACATATCAATGAAATGGCTGTAGCCGCGCAGGAAGAAACCGCGATACTTGAATTTCAGTCGCAGAATTGGGAGCAATACAGGGAGTTATTGCGCGAAACACTTGGCAATGTCGCCGAGCAAATACGCATTTTAAAGGAAGAAATTGTATCGCACGCAAAATTGACTGGTGAATGGCGTCAGGAAGATATTGGCGCGTTAAAACATTTGGAGGAAGTTTACAGGGAGGTATATACCGAACTTTCTGAAATAGATAAATTGCGCGTTGAAGCTGAATTGGAGAACGTTGCAATCAAGGCAGATGTTGACCGCCAAAAAATAGACTCTACTTTGCAGGCGGCAGAGGCGCAACAGGAGGCGGATGCAAAGGCGTTAAAAGCGCAGCAGGAGTTCAAGCAGGAAGTTCTGAATCTCGCCCCTACCGTCGCTAAAGCCTACAATCAAATGGCTACTGAACAGCAATCCGCGATGGACGCATACATATTTTCATTGCAGCAAGCGGGCAAAAGCACCGCAGAAGTCGCTGATACGATTTATAAAGACCTACACAAGTTATCAATGGAGCACAGGGAATCTCCGTCGCCTCTTGATTCTGCCCTTTACGGGTACGAAATGTATATACAGGCCACATCCAATACGATGGGTTCTGTTTCGAACATACTTGGCGGTATACGCGGCACGTTGATGGAATTTGGCAATGCGCATTGGATGATTTCGGGCGTGGTACAAAACGCATTGAATTCCGTTATCAATATATGGGACGGTTTTAAGCAACGCGTTATGGGCATCATAGATACCATACGCAACGCAATGCAGTTATTGGACCCACGTGTTCGCCGTTCGCCATCTATTATCGACCGCGTTACGGACGGCATGCTCTTGATGAAAAAGGTATACAGGGAGCATGCGGAGAAAATAGCAGAAACGTTTTTAAAAACGCATAGACGAATTGTCGATATGATGAACCAAGGTGAAATAAAAGTACACCTTGTAAAAGATGCGTCAGGGAACGTGAATTGGGGGCAATCAAGGTTGATTCAGGCTCCTGAAGGCTTCACGATGGCGGACTATATGAAGTATTACAACACCGCCCTGCGCATTGCTGAATTGATGTCGGGCGGTAAAGGAAAACCTGGCGCACCAACAAGTGATTTTGACGCGTTGCTTGCTATGTTACTCGCCCGAGAAAAGAAAAGCACGGATGAAAAGGACGAGCAGCTAATTGCGTTTGATTCTTTATCTACCTCCATTGATGACCTATCGGGAAATATTGAGCTTGAGAAGAAAACACTTGAGGAATTGCCGAGTTCGATAGCATCCGCACTTGATGCGTCTGATAAAGCCGGTATGCGTGCTTGGGGGCCGACAATTGAACCTGTTATCCCTGAGCCGGAATCGGAAGAAATATCGCGTCGCGGCCCATTGATGGAAACAGAACAAGCAATGCCACCAACCTACTTGCAAACATTACTTGATAAGATAGTCGTTCCCGTCGCCGATGCATTTTGGCGTGGGCATCCTTTAGCAATGACCGCACCGTATCAGGAACTCATGCTTCCTCCTACTATACCTGCAAGCGATTATGAAGCGGGCAGGGGCGCGCGCGCCAACGGCGAGGAGGAAGAACCGAGGTTTACGACAAACATTCAGGTAGAAAGCATCCCCGACAGGGAAACATTGGAGCGTCTTGTATCGCGTATTATTACTGAGCAACGCTATGCGTCGTTCAGGTTGAAAGGCTGATTGAAATGGCGACTACGATAAACTGGAAGCATACCTATTCGCCAAGGATACAGATAGGCTCCGTTGTTTTTCTTTTGCCTACTCCGTTGACGCAAATCAACGAAAGTTATACGCGTGACACGCGAACAACAAAGGTGCCTTTGCAAAGCGGCGTTCTGCTTTCACGTTCATCCCGTGGCCCGTTAACGTTGTCCTTTGCGGGAACAATTTCCGCACGCACGTTGGAAGAAGCTCTTGTATACAAGCGGATGCTTCAGCAATATCTAATTGAAAATGAACTCCCGTTTACGTTTTATAAATACTACTCTGACGATGGCAATAAAATATGGTATGAAAATGTCGTATGCACGAACCTCGGTTTTGTTGGTTCACCAAAAAATCCGTTCAATGGGATGCTTAATTACACCATGACGTTTCTCGTTCCTTCTGGTATTGAACGTGAATACATTGCCGCTACCGAGGCGCGCGCCTACAATCTGGTTCGGTATAATGATGACGAAAATTACATAGAACCTGCTGGCCCGTCTGATGCAAATGATCCCTCCTATACTTCGCCGACGCCATCTGAATCGCAGCCAGAAAGTCCGTCGATACCAGATGAGCAGGAGGGCATTTGGGAAACGCCGTCAGACCCTACGCCTATCATGCGTTCCTATATCTACGGTCCTATTATCATCCGTTTAAATTCTGGCGGCGCATTCATCGTAAAGAATTCAGATGGCGAAATCGTTGCTAAGATTTCGGACGATGGCTCGATACAAACAATAGGCATGGTCGAAACGGTTGAATCAATAACGGTGGAATGAACCATGACAGATTTTGAAAATCAGCAACCCATAGCACGGCTATTCGGGCCTTCAGATTTAGTCACACTCGTTTTGGGCGCGTCTGATTATGGCGATTTGCTCGTTATACAGAATCAGGACGGTGATAACGTTGCCGCTCTTAGCAAGGATGGCGATTTGAAAACGGTGAAAGGTGTATTTACCGCAGATACCGATTCGATAGGACAGGAATAATGGGTGAATCAGATTACGCACGGCTGATAACTATTGGTGGAAAATCATTCACCACTATTGTCAACCAATGCACCTTTGAATGGGACGAGCACGGCCCATCAACGGCGTCGTTAATGATTTCATCTGCCGATTTCGACGAGTTTTTCGGCATCGAACGACTTGATGAGGTGGTTATAAAGTATAGCAGCATTTCAACGTGGTGGGTTGGGTACGTTGATTCGCTAAGCACGGATTTAAACGCAGGTCTTTCTATCTCCTGTATTGGAAAACGGATTAAACTGAACGAAATCATCCCATATGGCAGATATGGTTCCGAGGTGCAAACGCTTCGGCCCAGCGGCATTGCAGTTTCACTTGTAAATCTGGATGAAGGAGAGGAATCAAGCCACACCGGCGCGGTTACTTATTATTACGGCGTTACCTCGATTGATGAAATAGGGGAAACATATACAGGCGATGCAACAACCGGCCTTTCAACAACATTGTATTCTGCGTCTGCTACGCCAACATCAACGCAAAAGGTCAAGATTGCATGGAATGAGGCGCGTGGAGCAACGGCATATAGGGTGTACCGTTCCACGAATGCAAACCTTACCGGCGGCGTTTATTTTGAAACCTCTGAACTTGAATACTACGACGACAATACCGTTATTGGCACCACTTGTGATTTTCCGTTCGATACTTATCAATGGCGTCCGGGATATGGCGGCAGTTATCCGCCCACGGCACGCGTGCCTGAAATAGATGATTATGATGCAAAGAAAATATTCAGGCACCTTTTGGGTAGATTTTTGCCAAGCGGATTGCATGTAGCAGATTCGACGCTTCTGACTGGTGACGATACTATTATAGATGATTTGAATTTCGATGATTCGGAAGCGGATTTGTTCGAGGCGATGAACACGATTACGAGCATTATCGGACAATGCCATTGGTATATTGACGTTGATGATTACGTATATTTGAAGGATTATGGCACCACTGTTTCGCATACCTTTGTCATACAGGAACGGGATGTTGTTACCACGGACTATAATGTTTTGGTGAATGCTACGCGCAAACTATCCCGTGATGGTATTGCGCACGTAAAAATAGAAGGAGAGGAAGCATTCGAGGATGAATACCGTGGCACGGGTGATGTTGACTGGGATTCAACAACGATGCCAGACGACCCGACACCTGATTCGGGCGAAGCAGGTGACCGCGTAAACATTACAAAGGATTACAGGTTTTTCAGCGCGGATGGTGGAAAGAATGCCTCGTCGATAGAACCCACCATGGATTTTATAAACGGGTATGCAACATTGAAGGATTGGTTGAATGATTATCCAAATTTGCGTTCGCTATACTTGCTTAAAAGTTCGATACCGAACGCAATGCTTCTGCGCATGTTGTTTGAAATAAAAAACAGGGTGCCGAAATACAACGAACAGGAGGTGCCTTTATCACGTGGACGATTATCATTGCGCCGCGCTCCGGGTGTGCAGACCGTAAAAACAGCGGCATGCGTTGCCATAAACCACTTGATTGAATATAAGCCGAATCCTGAGCAGTGGACGCTCTCCCTTGAACGGGTTCTTGTTTTGCATAAGCCCGGAAATTATAAGCTACGTGTTAAATCCTTAGTCACGGATACCGAATATGATTTGGAGTTTCAAAAAGTGTCTTACTCTTTCGAGCAAACTGTACTATGCTCAATCACAGCGGGCGACAAGATATTTGATTTGGACACGCGTGATTCCGTAATCAGCAATTCGAAACGCAAGGTGTATCGAAACGTATGGTTGCCACATAGCGCAAAGTCCTAAAAGGAGGTATCTCGATGGTACGGCGTATTGTTATTTGCTTGCTGCTTGCTTTTACTTTCCCGATTGCCGCCTGCGCGCAATTCGGAACATCGCGCCTTACAAATAAATCGGGAAGTCAGGTAGCGCAATATTCCATTGTGGTTATTGATGATTCGAACGCACTTGCGTTCAAAACAACCACAACGGAACGAGATACTCCCGTTGCAGGTATTACAGCAGAGGCGATAGACAATAATGCAACCGGCAAGGTTGCGTTATTCGGCGTTTATTCCGTATCGGTTTCTGGTTCTGTTACAAACGGGGATTATCTTGTCACTTCCACCACCGCTGGAAAAGCAATTTCAGGAGGCACGGCGAATTCAATAGGAGCATTCGCCATTGCTCTTGAGGATGGTACGAATACAACGGTTGATTGTCTGCTTATTCCGGCGAACGCTGTGGGAACATACGGTGATTTATCCGAAGCGGATATTGATACTGAAACAGAACTCGAAACCATTTTAACCGACGTAGCAAATGTTTTTACGGATAACGATAACATTGAAGCTATGAGCACTGCGGGTGCATCGGGTACTGCTCCAGTTTCTAACGGCGATACCACATTAACAATGACCGAGGTGGTTTTGCCTACGGACATTTATCAGGGCGCTACAGAATCGGCTGCTGGTGTGTCCGGCCTTTTGCCAGATTCAACGGCGGGTACCTTAGACCGGTTTTTTTGCGTTGATGGAACGTTTAAAGCGCCTAGTATTGGAGCCGTTACCGGTCCAGGCACCAGCACGGACAATGCGGCTATGAGGTGGGACGGAACAAATGGAGATACCGCTCAAAACAGTACCGTAACCATTTCAGATGCTGGCGCAATTGTCATACCGGGAACGTTGACCGTGGGGAGTTCGGCGCATGTTTTGACTAATAGTGCTGGATTGATTGATGGTGGGAAGATACAAACGGCGACGGTTACAAGCACCCAGCTAAGCGCATCCGGCGTTGTTGCTGATTCCTATACACTCGCAGGGATTACCATAGATAGTGCAGGGAGAATAACTGCGGCGCAAGATGGTTCAGTCGCTCTTATTGATTTGTCCGATGGTGAAACTTCTTATACAGGCGCAGCAGGGTATCCTATTGTGGTTTCGTCTGGAGAAACTGCATGGGAGTTCGCTTCTGAATTATCCCCGACTGTTCTGCCTGTAATGGTGGGCGATAGTGGTTCTGGCGGCACAGCAGGTATTGTCCCTGCTCCCGGTGTAGGGGACGCGGCCGCGGGCAAATACTTGGCCGCAGACGGGACCTGGGCCACACCGGCCGGGTCCGGCAACGTGGCCGGGCCAGGGACCAGCACAGACAACGCGCTCGCGCTGTTCGACGGCACCGGCGGCCAGACCTTGCAGGATTCTTCGATCACATCCTCGGACGGTTCGAGCCTCGTGGTCCCCGGTACGCTGACGCTGGGGTCCGGTGGACACGTCATCGCCAACAGCGCGGGCCTGCTCGATGGTGGCAAGTTGCAGGCGGGTAGCGTGGGTATCGCCGGGCTCGACATCGCCGGTGGGACAGCGGCCACGACCGCCGATGACGCGGACCTGATCGTTCTCTATGACGACTCGGCCACGGCAAACCGGGTGATGACCAGGGCCAATTTCCTCGCGGGCATTTCGGGCGGTGGTGATGATATGGGTGCCGTCGATACAGAGGCCGAGCTCGAAGCAGCGCTCACGGATGTGGGGGACGTGCTCACCGACAATGATGCAGAGTACGAGTTCCTGATCGACAGCGCAGGCACATCCGGCCAGGTATGGACATCGGACGGCGACGGCAAGGGTGCATGGGCAGCGGCTACGGGCGGCGGGGCATCGGCTTTCACGGACCTAACTGACGCCCCGTCAGCCTACACCGGCCAGGCAGGGAAGGTCGTGGCGGTAAACAGCGGAGAAACCGCGCTGGAGTTCATCGCCGGTGGTGGTGGTGCGTCGGCATTCACCGATCTGTCGGATGCGCCGTCAGCGTATACGAGCCAGGGCGGAAAATACGTGAGGGTGAACACTGGCGAGACCGGGCTGGAGTTTGCCACGGTGTCGGGTGGTTCGGGCGGCGGGGGACCGGACACGCTTTGTGTGCTGCTACCGCACGCCTATTTCCCAGCGGCCACAGCCTA